TTATTGTAGTATAGATTGTCAAGAACACAAACCCTATGCCCGTCAAGCTGTAGCAACTTCTCTACGAAAATGCTACCAATGTATCCTGCACCGCCAGTAACTAAAATAGTGCCCATAATAAACCTCACATTTCACAAGCTGTAATAATATCCTTCATCCTACTAGCATATGTATGCTTTTCTTTAACCTTCTTCATTTGATTTAGAATTAGATCTTTCGTCTTGGGATCATTTCTCATCTGTGATGCAACATGAAACAATTGATATGGATCTTCATGAAACGCTATCTCTTGATCAAAATAATCATAGACTGCGCGAGAATTTGTCATACCAAGCTGACCGTAACTAATCACCTTGAATGCTCGACACGACTTGTATCCATTGTTCACATGAAATCTTGGACGAAGTTCAAGAGCAAGAAATGCATCAAGCGATAGTTTCTTTACTGAATCAATGGTCAAAACTTGCTGCCAAACATTGTTGAATCGAAACTGCATATTGTTTTCATTGCAAGCACGAATGAATGGTTCAAACTGATCATGATTATCTTCACGAATAGTACCAGAGAAAAACGCATGTTTTGGTTCTTGCCATGGTACTAGTCTATCATCAAAATTGATTTCATTTGGCATGAGATCTGTTGCCCACATGCTATAGAAATTATCATATTCTTGACCTTTTTCAAGATGCGATATACCATCATTTATTGGAGTATATTTCTCAGGTTCGTATTTGTATTCCCAATATTTGTCGGACCAATCATTTGCAAATCGAAAATCGATTATTCTACCAACACGACCAAGATAATAATATGCACCGGGATTATTAGTTCCTTTCTTGTTTCCAAGATAGTTCATGATATATGTCGAAGACTTTCTTAGTGGCAATCTATGACTTGCTGGATGTGTCGTTGCAATCCAATGCTCGGACAAGATTATTGCATCGTCAAAGAATGATGGATCAACATTGTCACGATCATCAAGCCAATAGACTTCTTCTCCAAGATATTGAGCACCTTTTACGAATGCAGCATGTGTAAATGCATGTGTATGTCCGGTGTCATATTTTGCACCCCATACTATTATCTTTTTATGTTTTTGCATTAGTTTCTCACATATAGTTTATTGTACACAATTGCGTCAAACCAATTCAAAAAGTTATCATATATCATACATGATGGCGGAATATTGTGTTTAAATTTTGTTTGAGAAATTATATTATAATATAATTGATCATCATTGTCAATACGAATTATTTCATCAATCAAGTCTTTTATTGTGTTAAATTTACCTGCATTGATGAAACTATTTTCATTGAAATCTAAATCTACTGTTGCTGATCCCCAATAAATTGGAATAGAATTTACATAGAATCCATCCATGATTTTTTCAGTCACATATCCTGGATGTGGACTATTTTCAAATGAAAGAACAAACTTATAGCTTTTGATAAAATCAAGCTTTGCATCATAATCTGGACTAATAATTTGTCCAATATTGTTAAATAGAGGTCCGGCACTATCTACTTTTTTATATTTACATAATTCATGAAACACGGCGTTTCTTATGTTATTGCTTCCATTTCTATGAATGAAGACGCAAAACTTGTCTTTTTCATATTTTAATTCGTGTGCTTTGAATATATGATTAAAATCAAATTTCTTGTAAAAGAAAGGAACTAATGCCCAGCCGGGAAGTCTATAATGCCATTGATTTGGATTGTGATCAAATGTCATCGCATAATGACAATCATAGTTTTCTGGTCTACGATTTTCGCCAGTATGAAATATCTTTATGCACTTATCTTTTGAATATTGAAGATTTCTTGTTCCAAAATTTTCATCGCCAAAGAAAAGAAAGTCTGGATTTTCATTATCAATAGTCAATTCATATCTTTGACTTAGAATAGTTTCATAGAATTCGGATGTGCAGACATCAGCAAATCCTATTTTTAGTGGCTTTTTTTGCATCACTTTACCCAATACCAAACGTTTACGTCAGTAAACTGAATTTGATTTGTGATCAAATTTTGCTCTCTAAATTCACGAACTGCCTGTTGTACTGACTGTAGATTTATGTCGTGTCCAGAAAATATTCCACCAGTTTTGACTTTACTGTAATAGTTATTCAAGTCTTTCTTGACGCCTTCGTAAGAGTGATCACCATCAATGAACACGTAGTCAAACTGTTCATTGCTAAACTTGCTTACGCAATTATCTGACATATCCTTATAGAATACGATCTTGTCTTTATGCGGCTCAAAGTTCTTCATCGTAATTTCATAATGCAAATTCACATCTTCCTGAGTTACAGGACCAATCCAATCCATATATGGAAGATATGGATCAATGCAATGAATCTTATCTATTCTATTCGTCTGCTCAAGAAAATGAACGATATTTTCTCCCTTGCAGACTCCAATTTCAAGTCCAACAACATTTCTATTCAAACGAGTAGAAAGATCATTAATTACACTAACAAGACCTTTTGCAGTAATGAAATCGAATGGCCACTTTCCTTGCTCTTTATATTCAGCTATTGTAAGGGGCTGTTCTACTTTTTGAAATTGATTTGTTTTTGTGTTTATTTTGATGATATCACTCATGTCACTTCCCATACTTAAGATTGATTAAAGGTAAAAGACTAGGAACCCTATCGTACTGATGGACGATGCAATATTTTTGACCCTCATTGTTAAACACTTCACCATTCTCAATTATGGGTTCATGATCTGTTAGATACGGTCTATATTGATTTATCTTGCTTGGATCAGCAACTGTTCCTAACTGAGCTGCCCACGCCTGTTTAGCACTTGTGAACATAGTTAAATTGGAATAGTTGTTCATCGATAGCAAAGCGTTGTACGCTGCTTGATCTGGACCACCGCCTCCGGGAATTGTATGTGGCATATTTGCACATATCATGTATATATTGAGAAATAGATCCTTGATTGTATCAATAGAACCTGCCATTACTCCAGCATTGTAGATTACATGATTCGACATATATTCATGAATGAAAGGAAAACTCAACTTCATATTGTTGTTTCCCCAAGTTTCATTCTTGTAACGAATGCCTTCAGTAGAAGCAATTATCTTTGTAAAAAACTGAGGTCCCATATGCCTGTTCAAGAATTCAGTAGGATTAGTCTGAAATACAACATCGCGAACATCAGTAGCAATAACGTATCTTACTTGATCTTCAATATCATTCAATACTTTCCAAGAATGATAGAAACGATCAACGACGATATTGAAATTTTCGCGATATGTAAATTTCTTGTTTGCGTCATCACGATTGAATGTGACTACAGTAAAGTTTCTTTTTGTCAGTTCATCAACAATATCAAATCCGACATTATATGCTATGACAAGCTTATGACCATCAAATCCTGAACGATCAATTGAATTTGCCCAATTTGCAACTTTGTCAAAAGTATAATTTGTGATACAACCAAGAATTAGATCTTTCTTCATGTCATTTTACCGTAGCACAAATGATATCGTTTGCCTGATGGCCATCGAGATAAACGATCTTATAATTTGGATTGATTGCAAAAAGAAGATCCATGATTTGCTTTTCCTGCACGAATCCCCATTCAGCTGATCCAAGCAAACGACGATCATCGATCATGATTGTGTGCGTGTCAATAGATGACTTTTCACAATACATTTCTGAACCGTTTTCAGTAAAACGCAATTTCTTTTTTCCATAGATCGACTCAAGTTCCAGAACAAGAGGACACGGAGCATAACGACCGCCCTGAAGTGGACCGCTTGCATGAGCGTCAAGCCAAAATGTGGCTGGCTCTACTAGTTGATCTGCAATTTGAGGAATTATATCTACAGAGTCACCAAACCACAATTTTACGTTTGAATTATCCTTGAAACGAGCGTGACATTTGTCAAACATATCTTGATCAACTTCAATTGTATGAACAAGATCAAATCCCGCATCAAGAGCAAGCTGAACTGTATCACCAAGATAAGTCCCAGTCTCTACAAAGATTTTGCCCGAACCATATTTTTGCATATACTCAATTTTAATGTTGCTCATGATTTTCTCCAAGGATAATTACCATTATATTTTTGCTCATTCATCTTGTTGCCATGAATGAAAAATTCAGGCGATGCAGAATTAGGATTGCCGTCTAATCTATAATTCAATGTATATGCTCCGCTCGTATCAAATGGAGCAAGATCTTTTATTGTGTTGAAAAAGCGTCTATCTCCGGCGTAGCCAGAATGCCACACCGAAGCAACGCGAATTAGAAACTCACGACGAAACGCATATGCACTAGTATCAACGTGATAGTGCATACCATTCCACACAGGATATTTTCCTAGATTTTCGCAATCGTCGCGACAAAGAAAATTATCATCTTTGTCATATATGTTTCTTAGACTATATGCCCATGCTAGATTGCTAGCTTGCAATATCTTTACAAGCTTTTCAACATGATCGGGTTCAAACCAATTATCCTGATCAAGAAATAGCACGATGTCTTCGTTAACAAGATGGGAGAAACCTGCGTATATGCGATGACCATAGAATCCATCGGCGCCAGTATTGTGCTTTAGATATACGACATCTTTTGGTGGTACATATGGATCGCTATTTACGAATAAATCATCAAATCTTGGTTTGAATTTATTTCCATCAACAACAAGAAGATAACTTGTGTTTTCATATGTTTGATTTTCTACGCTCTTGATTGCCCGCAGAACTTTGTTGTCACCTGTAGTTGGAATAATAACTACAACCTTCATTAGAAGGCGCTCATGGGAAATGGAGCAATCACACCCCAATGATTATCCATGCGAATAGGATATTTGCCATATAGTCTTGGCTGATGAAGCTTGCCATCACGATATAGTTCAAGCAATACTTTCTGACAAGCGTCAAGATCTAGATCAGCCCATGATCTATAATCAGATTTTGGTAGTGAATGATAGCCACGAGAAACTTCGGCAATGTGTTGCTCATTCTCAATCATTGTGCGACCAATGACGACTTCAATTGCTAAAATATTCACACGCTTCTTTACGATATCGCGCACACAGCGAGAGACTGAATAGCCAATATATCTCATAATATAATCTCCCAATTATCAAGCAAGTATATCAAATTACTTTCGATAAATCAAGTCTTTTTTGACAATACTATTTAGTCTGCTTGTAATATGATCTACTGCAACTTCAGGATCACATGTCCCGCACATGAATACATCGATTGCCGCGTAGTTTTTTTCTGGCCATGTGTGAATGCTAATATGGCTCTCTGCAAGAACGATTACACCAGTAAGACCATATCCATCACCAAAGTGATGAAAGTGATCGCTTAATACTGTTGCGCCAGACTTCTTGGCTCCATCAATTAGGATTTCTTTCCAAAAATCAATTGAGCCAAGAAGTTCCGCAGATACATCATGCAAATCAGCAATAACATGCCGACCCATGTATGATACAGTCATCTCTCATGCCTGACGTTCAATGTAGTTGACTGTGATCTGTCGTGGATTGAAGAATTGAATGATCTGATCTCTTACCACATCACGATCATAGGGCTTGCAGGAAAACACATCAATGTATGCGTCACCTGTATCATTGCAGAAATGAGCACAGATATTACTTGTTTCGATGAGTTGAACGAGAGTAAATCCAGCTTTATTTCCTTCGCCAAAATGAACAATCTGAGGTTCTCCAAAGGCTTTCATATCAATAGCATTCACAAGACTCTTTGCAAAATTATAAACATTATCATAACTCTTGATTAATTCAATATCGCAGGCGCGACAATCAAGCATTGCGTGATAACCCCAGTATTGTTCCATCAAAGTATCCTTTCTAGAAGAAAGTCACCGTGAGTACAATACCCACGGTGACTGGTTAGATGTTAAGATTAAGTGAGATTATTTAGTCAGAAATTATTTTGAAGCGAGAACTTTTTCGGTTGTAAAGTTCTTGTCGTTCAGAAGAATCTTGCGAGGCTTCTTATTTTCCGGAATCACATTTTCAAGTTCAATCACAAGCATTCCGTCAACAAGATCAGCGGACTTTACTACTACCGTGTCAGCGAGAGTAAATACACGGGTAAAATTACGAAGAGCAATGCCACGATGGTAATAAGTTTTGCCGTTGTCCTCATCTTTCTTTGCGTTCCCTTGAACTGTTAGTTTGTTGTCTTCCAAGGTAATGTCGATTTCTTCTCTCTTGAAACCAGCAACTGCTAGCTCAATCACATACTTATCTTCGCTAATCTTTGCGATATTGTATGGTGGAAATGACGTTAGAACCTTGTCGGGAATATTTAGTGCTTCGTCCAGGGTAGATAGAAGTCTATCAAACCCAACAGTTGATGGAAGCAGATTACGTCCGTATGCGAATGTCATGTTTAACTCCTTTTAAGCAAGTTGAAAACATACTAGCCCAGTATGGCTCTAGTATGTGTATTATATAGTATTTGCTGACGGTTTGTCAAGGGCTTTCGTGCCCGTAGAACCGAATCCACCTTTGCGATTTGTATTATCGCGCGTCGGTCTTTCCTTAATCTCCTCGAAAGAGGCTCTATTGTTCTTTACAAGTTCACCTTGACAAATTCTGCTTAGATTAGGGATGTTGATATTTCTTGAAGAAAGATTCGTCAGCATGACAAATGTTTCTTCCATATAATCTGAATCAATGACACCTTGTGCATTTGCAAGTGTCAATCCCTCTTTCAAAGAAAGACCAGAACGAGGATGAATGCGAATAGAGTATTCTTTAGGAATGTCAAAAATAAGTCCAGTTGGTGCAAGAACTCTATCTTTTGGACATAATAGAACGCCACCATCAGTAGTCAATAGTCTTGTAAACTCTTTACCCGACTCATCATAACCTCTGAATGCCATCTTTCCATATGTGCATAGGGAGATGTCAAAACAAGCGGCATCTGTTGTTGAATATACGGGTGCTTGTGCTTCGGGATGTAGCTTGTGGAATTTCAATTTGATTGCCATAACAAAATCTCCATGATTTATTCAGTTTCAATTTTCTTTTTACCGATATTATACTTTGCTACTAGTTGCCAATCGTTCTTGTCCTTGAATGCCAATATCTTGATTTGATTTAATGGGCAAATAGGTTCTGCTGTTTTCTCCGGCTTGACTAGAGCAATTAGCTCCCACTCAGCAAGAAGATTGGCGATTGAATTACGTCTACCTATATCGCTTTCTGAAAAGTTAGTTGGTTTACCGTCAAGTGCAAACAATTCCTTGAAATGTGCGATATAGTATTTTCCCTGCTTGTGAAGAATGTGACAAGACTGATAGAGTGTCTGATCTTTCTTTGAAGCTACGCCAATTCTAGTCAATGTTTCTTTGACTTTAAGGAAGTCATCACGCTCTTTTAGCGTCACCTCCACCATGTCTTCTACGCTCCACATTACCCACTCCACCTTTTTTTGTTATAGTTATTATATGATCAACCTGATCAGAGGAGAGGATTCGCATTGCTTCTAGTGCTTTTGCGCTTGAACACTGGTAGTACTCTTTGATAGCATCCAGAATATCATTCTTCTCTTTCTTGACCCACGGCTGAAACTTGCGTTTCATAGATCTAATACTATTTAGATAATATTGGAATTGTAGCTTTTCGTCCAAACCGTGTCTCAAGTTCATTTCATTGGCATGTAATATAGAATCAACGTGATATGATAGCGCACGATTGACCACAAATGCATTATAGGATTTCTCAAAGTCTGGCTCATTCGATAGATCCTTCTTTGTTTTTTGAATTGCCGGCAATATATCTTTGAATAGATCCATGGTTTTCATTTGAACGAACACTCCATCATGATCGTGGTCAAACACGCAACCATATTGATTTCTTGATCCGCAACAAATGCCGACTTATATTGATAATCGGCTAGAATTACGACAGCCTGAGGAATAGACTGTGGTTGTAGAATATCATATAATGAGTCATAGATCAAACGGAAAATCTTGACTTGATCTGCATCATTATTCACACCCAC